AAATGTAAACAGATCTGAGGTAAATGATCTGATTGAATCTCAGGACAAAAGGTTAACAATATCAGCTGGAGATTTGACCTTTGTACCGACAACAAAAGACAGAGTTGTTATAAGCAGTGTTGAATTTAAAATTATTCAAGTTGTGACAAATGAACAAAATAATACAGCAATAAGTTTTGATTTAATTCTGAGGTAGACATGGCAAGACAAATAAAAATTGAACAAATGGATGATTTTTTTCAAGAAAAAATTATTGAGATAGTACAGGCAACAACTTTGGAGTGGACTAGAAGAGTGAAAAAAGCAACACCAGTTGATACAGGAAGTTTAAGGGCAGCATGGCAAACAAAAATTCCATTAGCTTCGGCTAGAAGAAATAAAAATAGTTTTATTGGAACAATTACAAATAATCTTCCTTACGCAGAACCAGTTTGTTTTAATGTTAACAAACCTCCTTCTTGGGGTAATAAATATAGAACAAGACAAGAAACTGTCCCTGGTTTTCCAGAACTTATTGGAAAAGAGCTTGAACAATACATAAAACGTCAATTTGGGAGGTAATTTATGGCAGCTATTGATTTAAACACAGTCAGATCCACAATTGAGGCGAGACTTGCAACTGAACTAGCATCAAGCCCTGCGATTCCTGTTGTATTCAACAACATGGCATTTGATTCCACAACAGAGGATACCTTTGTTCAATGTCTCACAAGTTTTGGTGCAAATGAATATTTGACTCAGGGTGATACGAGCAGTGCCACAAATAATGTTGTTGGTTTGGTGATACTAAATATTTTCACAGAAGAAGGTATCGGAGCAGGGTCAAATTACACGATTGGCAAAAGATTAAGGGACTTATACAATAGAGTGACAGTATCAAATGTAATATTTGATTCTCCTGTTGGTCCTGAAATACTTACATCAAGTCCAGAAGGTAAGTTTCAAACACAAATCAGAATTACATTTGAAATTTTTGAGGATCTTTAAATGGAAATTACGAAAGAAATGCTTGATGTCATAGAAGCTGTTAAGGGTAGAAGAGAGCCTCAGTATTGGGATAATCAATGCAGACGTTATATGGAAAAACAACAAGCAAATAAAAAGGCTGTAAAAAAGTCAGAAAAAGGTTAATATAATTATAAATAATTCTTTTTTTTGTCATGGCAAAAGTTAAAGGTGATGTAGGGCAAGTCAAATTTGATGATGCTGGTTCATCTGTAAATCCAGTATTAGGTACTAGAAGCTGGTCAATGTCTATCACTAAGGATATTCAGGAGACAACAGTACAAGGTGACACTTTCAAGCAGTTTCTCGGTGGTCTAATTGAAGGAGAGGGTACTGCTGAGTTAGTTTATGATGATTCAGCATCTGGAGAGACAGCAACTTTTGTTGATGGTATATTAACCACAGGCGATCTTGGAGCAGCAGCTTTTGAACTTTTTCCAGATAGCTCAAGTGCGACAAAGAAAATTTCTTTTAATGGAATTATTACAAGTTTTGAGCAAAGTTCAACTTTAGGTGACGTTAATACAATAAGCATTACATTTAAACCAACTGGAACAATTACTTCAGCCATCTAATTATTAAAGTTATCAACCCCAACTTATGACAAATCAAAGAACCGCAGACCTTCTCATCGGTGCTTTTAAAGATGAGATGACAGCAAGACGCAAGTATGAGTTGAAAGATTCATCAGGTAAAGTTTTAACTGTTTTATATTTTCCACCGATCACAAGATTCGACAGACAGAAAGCTCAACAGTTAGCTGGAACAGATGAAGCATTAACTGTTTCAACTCAGTTACTTTGTAAAATGGCACAGAAAGAAGATGGCACTCCAGCTTTTGATATGTCGGATGCACCCATGCTTCAAAGGCAATTACCAGAAAAAGTTTTAAATGAGATTGAATTATTTTTATTTGATATTCAACTTGATATAGATACAGCAAAAAAAGAATAAAAGGGGATAGTTGGTTAAACTTTGAATTTTTCCTAGCAACAGAACTCGGCAAGACATTGAACGAATTAAGAACTTCTATCTCAGAAGAGGAGTTGATATATTGGGCTGCATATTATGAAAATAAAAATGAAGAAGAAAAAAAAGCGATGCAACGACAAAAACGCAATTCAAGGTAATATATAATAAAGGCTTTTTTTATTTGTGGCAGAGGCAGTCGTTAGGCTAAGAGTTGATGCTAGTGGTGCAACTAGAGCATTAAATGGTGTTCAGAGTCAGACAAATAAATTACAATCAGCATTTGGTGGATTAAAAACAGCATTAGGTGGAATCGGATTTACATTATTAGCAAAACAGGCAGTACAGACTTCAGCAAATTTTGAAAAGTTAAATGTAAGATTAGGACTTTTAACAAAGGCAAATGGAACTTTTGCCAAATCACAGCAAATTGCGACTGAAGCACAGAAAGCATTTGGTTTAAGTGCTACAGAAGCATTGGAGGGTATAACAGACATAACTGCAAGATTAGCTCCTTTAGGTGTCGGGGTTGAAGATATAAAATCCACATTCTTTGGTTTTAATACTGCTGCAAAACTAGCTGGAGCATCAGCGATTGAATCATCAAACGCTTTCAGACAATTAGCCCAGGCATTAGGTTCTGGAAGGTTAGCTGGTGATGAATTTAGAAGTATATCTGAACAGATACCAACATTACTTGCACCAATAGCAGAAGAACTTAATGTGCCAATCGGTAAATTAAAAGAATTTGCTGCTGAAGGGAAATTAACAAGTGATGTTGTATTGAGAGCATTAAGAAAGATTGAAACTGATGGAGCAGCCTCATTAAAAGAATTAGTTGCTAATGATCCGACTCAAACCTTTAAAAATTTCGGTAATGCAGCAGAGGAACTATCAATAACAGTTGGTGATATGTTGAAGCCTGCGATCATGGGTGCAACAGTTGAAATTACAAAATTTATTACGGCATTAAATACATTTGTCACATCAGATGCTGGAAAGGCTGCAATATTGATTGCTGGAATTGCAACTGGTATAAAATTAGTGGCTGTTGCGATACCTGTAACAGTTGCAGCTTTGAAATCATTAGTTTTTTCAATTAATGCTGTAGGAGTTCAAAGTTTAATCGCTTCAGGTGGACTAACAGGTCTCAAGGCTGCTGCATTATTGGCTGCTGGAGGCATAGGAAAAACCACACTTGCTTTGGGTGCTTTGAAAATAGCTTTGGCCACAACAGGGATTGGCTTACTTGTTGTTGGTGTTGGAGCATTGGCCACTGCATTTTTTAAGGCAAGAAGAGAAGCGAAAGAGTTTCAAGATTTAATTAATGAAGGAAATCAAGAAGATGTCCAAGAGGCTTATGATAAGCAAACCAAAGCAGTGAAAAAATTAGAAGAAAGACTTGAAAAAGCTAGAGGAAATGCAAAAAGAGGAGCCAAAAGAGCATTAGAGGAAGCAGAGGCACAACAAAGAATGTTAGAGGGTAGATTAAAAACTCTTGAATCTGAGGAAAAAATTACAGAAGCCAAGAAAAAACAAAATGAAGAACATAAAAAGTCTGAAGAATTGATAAAAAAACAACAAACAGAAACAGATAAACTTAAAGAAAAAATGACGGCAGTGGGTGAAGAGATTGAAACAAGTATTAAAGGTAATTTAAGAGATGCAATTACAGGCGCACAATCGTTTGGACAAGCAATGACGAATGTATTAAACAGAATCAGAGATAAAATTATTGATGCACAGATTGAAAAGGTGCTTGGTGGTTTTGGTGAAAACTTTGGAAAGTCATCTTCAGGTGGAAAAGGAAAAGGTATTGGTGGTTTCTTGGGTGGTATTATTGGAGGATTATTTGCAGATGGTGGTCGGCCACCAATAGGCAAAGCATCTATAGTTGGCGAACGTGGGCCAGAGTTATTTGTGCCAAAAGTTGCTGGTACTATAATTCCTAATAATGCAATCGGTGGAGGTGATAATACAACAAATATGGTTACAGTAAACGTAGATGCTTCGGGTTCTTCCGTTGCTGGCAGTAGCACTGATGCACAGGCATTAGGGGCAGCAATAGGGGCTGCTGTACAAGCACAACTTGTAAAAGAAAAAAGACCTGGAGGACTTTTAACAAGGTAACATGGCAACTTTTCCTTCTATTCAGCCCACTTATGGGATGAGAAAAACAAGCGCACCAAGAATCAGATCAACAAGACTTGGTGATGGCTATGAGTTCAGAG